GTTACACTAGTTTCGGTTTGTGTTTCTACTGATGGTGCAGAAGGTGCTGCAGTTGTTACTACTGTTTCATAAGAACTTGACACACCTTTTGTTGCGCTATATTGATTTGTTGCTGTACCCCAGTAATAATATGTAGTATTAGCCAATATACCCTCTGAACTACCGAAGTCATATGTTTTTATACCTGTAGAAGTAGGTGCAGGTGTTATATTATAATGTGGATTATTAGTAGCTGCTGCGCTATTTATTCCCATATAGAATCCTGCTCCATTAATAGTATCACCACCGTCACTAGTGATTTCTAATCTAGCTGTAAAACCTGTATATGTTACGTTTTGTTCTGTTAATGCGCTAACAGTTGGTGGTACAGGTGCTGATGGTGTTGTTAAGCTAACAGTTGTACCTACACCTTCCCCGTGTTCATTAATTGCATATGCAGTTACATAATAAATTGTGTTACCTGAAACGCCTGATGTTTTATTATAAGTATAACTACCTGTAGATGTTCCTGAAACAACTACTTTAGGGGTATTGTTTGTATATGTAGGGCTAGTTCCTATATAAAAACCTTTTTCAGTTACAGTACCGTTAGCTACATCTAAACTACCATTAGCTGTAAATGATTGATATGTTACATTTGAAGCTGTACTAGTAGTCATTGTAGGCGCTTGTGTAGGACAAGGTTGATAATTTGATATATAACCATTAGTATCTATTGTAGCATAATTACTACCTGGAAATGCGTGATAGTTTCCTGATCCTGTATATTTAGTTGTTAAACCTTCATTTGTAAATAGTTGTGTTGTGTTACCTAATAAACCCGAATAATATACTGGTGTATTTAAAGTATAACCACAAGCAGTACTAGGTGTTGTGCTATTAGATGAAGATATTGAAATTTGTATAAAACCTACACCAGATGAAACTATTGCTTCGCTACCATTTAATAATTCTAAACTAGATTCACCTGTTTGTAAGTTAGTTGTTATACTATTTATTCTATAAGTAAGATCACCTATTTGTAATTCATCTGCTAAACTGTATTGTTGTAAAAAACTTAAAGGTAGTTTGGCTTTTATTTTAGTTAACCTTTCATTAAACCTAAATACATTAGTAACATATGCTTTATAATATTTTTCAAATAATGTATCTATATATGCTTCGCTATCATTCCATTCATTCTTTTCTACATTAAAATGTATAGATTCTGGGTATCCTGCACCTGTGTTTAATATTGCTGGTGTATTACTAGGAATCCAATATGCATCTACATTAGGTTCATAAGCATTACTTGTTCCACCATCATAACCAATTATACTTGAGAGCAAATTTATAGAAGGTGCCGTTTCACCCATATTAGAACTGTGTATAGGGTAATATATTACTGGTTTACCTAAATACGCTGCTTGCTTGTCATCTAGTAAATGCCCAACTTGTAAACCTGTTGTTAGTTTTTCAAACTTCATATGCTGAAAAGGTAACACTATTTCATATGCTTGATTATTACTATCTAATGTTCCATCATCATTATAAGTTGCTGATCCCCAATCTGATTGAAACTGCTCTTTATGGTTTTTAGCAAGTATGTTATTTGTATCTTCGTATTTAAAATCTATTTCTCTATATGGTAATGCTTTATCTATAGTTTTTGTTGTACTGTCTACGTATTCAGTAACGTCTCTTACCGTACCACCTGAATAATAACTATCTAACGTTTTAACATATATCTTACCATCTTCTTTATAAGCTGTTAGATTAAACATTTTAAATATTCCTGACAAGAAGTCTATTATTTTAATATCTGGTATGTTTTGTTTTATAGAAAAACCTTGTGTTGGTATATCAAAGTTTGCATCTACATCTCCTGTTGCTATACTAGTTGTATCATAGTTGTCGAAATTCCCAAATAAATCAAAAGAAAAATTATCTACAGTTTCATTATTATCTGCTCTAAAAATTAATTCATAAGTACCATTACCTAAACTAAAACTTCTTAAATCATTAGATTGTCCTACCCCATAAGTAAAAGTTGTTTCTATTTGGTTACTTGATTTGTTTCTTAAATCTACATATATGTTACCTGTAGATGATGAATATATTACACGTAATGCAAATTGAAAGTTTTGATATGACGCTAAATTATATATTATAAATACTCTCTCGCTTAATATTAAGTTATTAGGGTGATAATTGTATGCATTAAAATATGATCTACCAGTTTGTTTATTTGGTGTGTATGAACTTCCTAGACCTTCTAATATTTTACCTGCGTTTCTTTGGCACAGCATATATAAGTTATAGAAACCTATATTAGTTGTATTAAAGAAATCATTACTAAATGTTATTAAATCGTATTGATCTTCTATTGCTTTTATAATTACATATAACCTTAAACTATATACTAGATCTTTCCAATAATAACCTGAGTGTTGAGCGCTATTAGTTGTACTTAAATTACCTCCCGATATATTTACTTCTTCTTTTGTTGCATCATAATAAGATGGAGAAGTTACAGGCGATGTTACGTTTAGAAAAAAGGCTCTTTGTGAATTACCTATCAAAGATACTAATGTAGGTGTTGTAAACGTTTCGCTACCAACTGTAACATTACCTGAACCTGAAGTTGATGTTAATGCAGTTTTTACATCTGATGATGTATAAGTTACATCAAAATTATCTAAAAAATCTAAGTCTTGTAATTTAGAATCACCTAACACTTCTTTTAAATCTAAATCACCAAAGAATGTAATTCTATATGTGTCTGATCTACCGTTTTTTAAATCTACACCTTCTAATCTTATCTTACCTCTTTGAAATGGTAAACTATTTAATTCTATTTTAGCATCTTTCTTTTTACGTGCATCAAAAGAAAAGTTTGATGATTGTATAAAATTATGATAATGTTTAAAGAATTTATTGTTTGTTTTACTAGCGGGTAAACTAAATGTTTTACTAAAGTTAGTAAATATCTTAGCAGGATCTTTTACGTCTTGTATGGTTTGTGTTAAAGATATTGTTTCATCTTTAAATAAATCTAACCTAGTATAATTAACATCGCCAGGTTCTTTAACATATAATTCAATATTATTCATTATCTAATATTACTTATCATATCAAAGGCATATTCTGCTGTAATAGTATATTGTACTATTTTATCGTTTACACCTGTTTTAAATGTTTGTTGCGTATCGGTTATATTAATTGGTACTGTTTGTTCTGATCCACCTTCTACTTTTCTTATCCATACTTGCTCACTAACTAATAGTTGTTTTATGCTTTCATTTACACTATCATAACTCATAGGTGGGGTGTTCAATATAAGTGTTTCGTTAGCTAAAGCGTTAAATTGCTTTATGGAATGTTTTTGCTTATTATATTCAAAACTGCTATTAGCTATGTTTCTTTTAAATGTAGTTTTATTTACTTTAATGTTTTCTGTAGTTTTACCATTAAAATAAAAGTCTTGTAACGCTCCATATTTATTTACAAATGTGACCTTATATGCCGTGTGTTTATTACAAACTCTATTAATCTTAAAAACTGTACTTATAACTGTTTTAGTTGTATCACTTGCACTAAACGTATCATATACAATTGCAGTACCATTCCAATAAGGAATTACACCTGCTGTATTATCAGGATAATATAATTGTACTCCGTCTTGCATTACTGGTGTTCCGTTTATAGGATCAAAATCTGTTAATAGTTTTGCACTATTTGGAGGATTGTTGCCAGTACCTTTTCCTTCCATAAATTCATAGTAACCATCTAATCCTTTATGATCTATTGTAAAAGAATCCATATTATGTACAGTACCACCTGTGTTAATGTCATCTATTGTTGCGCTTTTAAATGTTAGTGTACCTGTTATTGCTATTGTTTGACTAGTGTATGAATTGTTAAATGTAATGTCTAAATAATCTCTACATAAGTCTGCTATCTCAAAACTAACTGTTCCAGTTTCTGTACCGCTACTTCCAGATAGCACCGTATCTTTACTCATTTCACTTATTACAGTACCATCTACTGATAATTCTAATGTAGCACTTTTAGCTACAAGTGAATTTACCGCATCATATGCTTCGCTCTTAGTTTCGTAATACGGACTTCTTAATAATATTGCTGCCATTATATTCTTTTAATTAAATCTGCTTCTTTCATACTATCTATAAATTCATTAAGCATATCATCTGCAAATATGTTTTGTAAATCTTGTGGTAATTTTTTATATTCATTAACAAATGGTATAGACCAGAAATTATTAGCTCTTATACCTTTTTCATAAATTGATTTAGAAATAACATATGCTATAGATTTATAATTGCCTTTTTTAAATTGACCTTTTGCATCTCTAAATCTTATATTTCTAGCTTTAGCCCAACTTTCAAATGCTGTGCTTGGTGGTCTTTTAGTAGAAAATTTATATGGTGTATTTTTATTTACTCTATAATTACTTTTAGTACCTTTTACACCAAAGTTTATGTAATCACCATAATCCTCCATTAACAAACCCCATACTTGCGCTTTAGGCGTTTCACTAAATTTATTGTATTTTATACTATTGTATAATCTTTTAGTATTATTTATAGGTCGTCTTTTCTTTTGCAACTTAGTACCTTTGCTAAGATTCTGTCTAGCTTGTTTCTTTACAGCTTTAAAGAACTGATCTAATCTTGCATTAAACTTATCTGAAACTACTAACATATATATTGATCATTAGGTAATTCTATTTCTAGATCTGCATTCCACCCCGCTAAGTTATTTTCAAACCTATCTACAAATGGTTCACAAGTAGGATCATTAGTTAATTTATATCCCGTAGTGTTTAAATCGCCAAATCTTAATTTTTGTATTAATTTATTTAATACGCCTAACTGTGTGTTTAATATATCTTGTTCGTCTGTGTTTTTTCTAAACTTATCTGTTTCTTCTTCTTTACTAGTATCTTTTATATCCATAACAAGTACGGTAATATTATATACAAGTGTCTGTTGTGTTGACACTACATTGTTTACTATAAAGTGTGCTAGGGGAAATATAGTTTGTTTACCTAAGTCTACATCAGATACATCTCCTATAGTAACTGTTTTAGTTATATCGTTGTTTAATAGTGAACTTTCTAGCGCTTCGCTAAGTAAGTAATATGATCTAATGGCTACGTTTGCTGGCATTTCTTTTTAATTCTGCTTGTTCTACTTCGTTCTTTTCTTTTATATATAATAATACATTTAAAGATTTTAATAATCTTTCTTTAGTGATATTTTCGAATTCTGTAATACGTCCCTGAGAGAGTTCGTAAATTGCTGAATACCACCCCCATCGCTTAGAAAACTGTGCTGACCTTCCGTTAGGTTGCTCAACTGGTTCTCCGTTAAATAATCCATCATATTGCTTGACAACTCGATCCCTAAATTGTAAAAAAAAACCACCGCACTAAAACACACATCTAAAGGCATATCTTTCATTACATCGCTTTCTTTAGCTTCGTAATCAATAATATTATATTTATCTCTATGTGCTTCTTTAATTGGTCTATATAAAACACTCATAGCTTTATGCATATCATCCCACGATTGCATATAGTTTTCTATGTCTACATATTCACCTAATGATATATCTTCTAATACTGGTATAAATCCATATGCAGTATTATTCATTTCAAAGCGGTTTATTAGTTTAGGTTTTATTTCTAGTAAGTCGTTTAGTATTTTAATTATTTCGTTCATATCTGTGATCTTAATTTTAAATGTGTCTTTAAGATCTATGCCACAAAATATCTCTATCATCTTTTGAGCTACAAACGTACCATCACCGTTGTCTTTTTGTATTTTAAGAAACTTCTGATATTGATCTAATGTCAGTTCGTTTAGATCTGTTGGTACGTTAATAGATAACTTCATAAATATATAATAACAAATTTAACTTTTTTTCACAAAAAAAGGGAGCCATCTCCGAACCCCCTTTACTAACCAATTAATATGAAAAAAATTCTATGAAAAAGAATTATGAAGATGTAAGCTGTTCTTTTATTATTTTAAAGTTAATATTGTCTTTATGTAATTCAAAGTGTTCGTGCTTTGTTGGGTAACTAAATGCGTCTTGCATAAACAAGTCCTCTAGTTGTGATGTATCTAATGTTTTAAGTAGATCTAAGTCATAGTGACCGAACACCTGGTTTAACGCTATCATAGTATCTCTAAATGATTTTGACTCCATTATAGATTCGTTATAAAGTTATCTAGTAAGACTAATAATATTGCAGCTAACCATATAACGGCAACGTATGATATGTTTAATAGTTTTTGTTTCATACCCCTAAGTTAATAACTATATTTTAATTATCAAAATTATTTAATAACTTTTTTTTACTTATATTTAGATTATGAAAATAACTAAAACAAGACTTACTACTAACGAAGCTAAAGATTCATTCTTACTTCTATGGTTTGCAGGTAGTAGATTAAAGTCTAAAATATTTACAAGTGAACGTGAAGCTCTAGACTATCAGAGTATGTTACTTGGTTCTAACGAATAGCATACTTACCATAGTTAGGTTTGCTCATTAGACTATAGGTTGCATACCTGGTTGCATCAGGTAAGTGATCAGCACCATCATTAGGTATGTTAGTTAATCTATTTGCTTTATCTTTCTTCCACCTGTAATCTCTAAACTCTCTTATAGCATTTACAGATGTTTCTGTTATATGTAGTTTGTATCGCTTTAACAAGTCTATACCTGCCATAATACTATTCTGTCCTTTTACGCTTGGTCTTATATTGTTTCCCATTCTTCTAAGCTCGTCTATTAAACGTACTTCTGCTGAATCACCAAAGCATAGCTTATTGTCTTTATTATGCTCTAGAAAGAATCTATGTATGTCTGCCGTTGTCATCATAGTTCTATAAAGTAATTCATTAATATATAGATTATGATCTTTCTGATATACTTCTACTGCACAGGTCGGATCATTGGTATAACCAAAGTCCATACCTATAGATAAGAACTTAGCATCCTCTGGTATTTTATTTATCGTAGTAAAGCTAAATATCTGTGTTCTTGATAGCGCTCTTTCACCTAGTCCAAATACTTGCCAATATTCATCATCGGTTTCTTTTAGTCTTTCTAGTTCGTGTACAAGTGTTTTATCTATAAATGGATTGTCTTTATATGTAGTCTTAAAAAACACAGCATCATCTCTAGTTTCTACTTTATCATATATCCAATGGTTTGCTTCACTAGGATTATAGTCTATTATTATTTGACCTTCTGTTCTAAATATTAATTGTTGCCAACTATCCCAATCTATTTCATTACACTCATTAACAAATAATAAGTTTCTTTTTCTACCACGTATCTTAGCAGGTTGATCTAATGATATAAACTCTATGGTATTGTTGTTTAGATAGTATTCGCTATTACTCTTATTATGATTCTTTTCGCTATATAACTCATAGTTCTTTAGTATATCTAAAAAGTCACGCATTACAGTTCCACGTAAACTCGGAAAAGTCTTACGACATATAGTAACAATATGATTTTGATTTTGAAAGCAGTAATCGAATATTATCCACACTAACAGGTTAAAGGTTTTACCAGACCTACTTCCTCCCTGCTCTATTAGTATCTTCTTATCTGATCTATGAAATTTATAAGCGTGGTTAAATATAACATTAGTCTGTACTTGATTCATTATCTTTCACCACTACTTCAAATAAAGGTGTGTCTTGGTTTAGTGTTATGTCTTGTGTTTCTCTAGGTTTACCATAATAGTAATTTGCATATAGTTGTGCAAACTTATAGTCACCTTTCTTTAGACCATCGTGTAGTACTTGTATAAATAAATCTTCCATAGGTGATAGCTTGTCTAATAACTTAAACTCATCAGCTTTAGACTTTCTACCAGATCCATCTCTTTTACCACCCCAACTCATAATTAATTTCTTTTACCTTGTCCTCTATATTTCTTTTTATAACCCGTTTGTCCTCTACTTGCATTCTTACTATGCACACCTGGTCTTTTCTTTTTAGGTCGCTCTATGTAAGCACTTATTATCTTTCTTGCCAACTTGAAAAAACTTGATTAATCAAATATATAATACTTTTTTTTACTTTTTTTAATACACCCACTCACTTTCATCTAAAAATACTTTGTCTTTTACCATAGTATCTATTTGTGCTGCCATCTTCATTAATGTATCTGCAGGTAAGTATTTTAGTTTAGATTTTATATATGCAGTTGTGTTTGCTCTACTTTTAAAGTCTGGTTTAGCAAATAAACTATTAAACCATTCTTGCATTCTTTTATTGTTATGTTCATACACTTCAAACATTCTTATACTGTGTGTTAGTGTTGCATTATCCATATTAAAACCTAATTGGTTAAATATCTTTATTATATCTTTATTACGTAGTTTGTAATAGTGTCTTAGTATGTGTACAAAAAATGATCTCGCTTCTACATATTCTTGATCTCTTTTCTTTTGTAAAAAGTTTATACCTGTTACGTCTTTAACTTCTTTTGCTATTCTGTATGTCTCTCTCATAATTTACTAAATTATTAATATTTGTTTATATATCAAAGGTTTATCTCTATATAATAGTCGTCTAGTTCTGGTTCGTCTTGCTCGAAGTGTTGTGCATAAACATTAAGCGCATACGCTACTTTATCTCTACCACTCTGTATAAACTCTTTACTTACAGCTTTACTTATACCTATATCTCTAGATCCTTTATCTATTACAATAAATCTAAAATCGGGTATATTATAAATTTCTGTATATAAATAGGCTTGTACGTCATAGTGAAAGTTATACGCACTATGTTCAAAACCTTTTATGTTACTTGTTGTTTTAAGATCACACACATAGTCTTTAGCTAGAACATCTGCTTTAGCACGAAATGGTTGACCTTGTACTAATGCTACACCTGGATATTCTGTCTTACATCCTTTTATCATTTGCATAGCGGGTTCGTTACGATAAAATGCTTCTGCTAATCTTTCTGCATCATTCTTTTCTTTCATTGTAAATACTTCACCGTGTTCTTCTTTAGCCATTTTAAATTTCTTTGTGTTCTTGCTTTGCACATCTATAAACACTTGTGATTCAAATACGTCATTCTCTAATATCGCAGTATGCGTTAACCAGCCATCTCTTAGTGCTTGACTTTTAGGTGATCCATACTTCATTACATTATAGTATGTTTTAGGTGATTCTAGTAATAGTTTTATTGTACTACTACTAAATGCAAATTTATTCATAAAGCCATAATAGAATTCATCATCTAGCATTTTAGATAACAGTTCTGTTTTGTCGTAGTATTTTCCGTCTAATAGTTTTATTTGTTTATTCATAAGCATATCTAGTATTATTAAATCCAATTTATTTAAATGTTTTTTCTATACAAAATGTAATGTAAAGATGAATCGTTAGGAATATTATATTTTTTTAATAGTTGTGAATATGTCATTCCGTTTTTTCTATCTTCTCTTATTTTTAATATTGTTTCTGTAGAGTATTTTCTATTTTTACTCGATGCATTAATTGCTCTTTTCACTCTATCCTTTTTAGGACAATCCATAATATTTTGACTTTGTGTACCTATTGCAATATTATCAAAAGAATCATCATCTCTTTTTCCGTTTAAATGCCTAACAACAATACCGTCTTGATACATATCATTTTTATATTTTTGATATGCTTGTAATCTAGATATTTTAAATGCAGCATATTTATTATAGTCATCTTCTTTTCTTAGCTTATAATATTTATAACCATTTTTATAATAACCTTTTAAAGTTTTACCATCAGGGTTTAAAAGCACGCCTTCCCTATTAACTCTATAGTCTTTGTTGTGTGCGTATATTTCGTTTTCGTTAAATGTGTATGCCATTATTTAGTTAAAAATTCTTGTAATGCTGCCAGTATTCTCCACGCTGCTTTAGCTAAATGTAACATACCATCATCATCATAAGGGTTAATACTATGATCTATTATATGCCTTGCTGCAGCATCTAAATGATCTTTACTTTTACTTTTATCCCAATGCAAAGGTTTATCAGGGTGGTGTTGTTTATTTCCTAATTGACTAACCTTAGATATTTCTAACAATGCATTAGGGAAATATTTTAATACTCCAGTATAAACTGGCATTTGTTTTCTTTGTTCGTGTTTATTAGAATTCTTCATATGTCATTCTATATGTTAAATAAATATATATGTCGTTATCTACTAATTTATATCTTTTACTTTCCATCTCAAACCTAAATATAAATGTAAACAACTCTATTTCTATTTCACTTCCTACTTCAGGCACACTATCAAAATCTAACCATAAAGAATTTACGGTGTCTAGTAATTTGTTTTCTACATCTTCAGAAGGTTCTTGTCCTACTATGTCAGTCAAGATGTGTATCTTCATATTTCTTTAATTGTTGTTTAGCTTCGTTTCTTTCGTTTACCGCACCGTCTCTTTGAAATTTATATTGCATTACAGCTTTAAGCGCAAGATCTCTATCTCGTTTTAATTCTATTATATGCCATTGTATATCTAAAAAAGATTCTATTATTAATTTTAATTCTTTATTATCTTGTGCTTTACCTTTCCATTTAGTTAACAGTTCTAATACTGTTTGAATATTCTTATCGCACTCGAATTCTTTTATTGCATCTAGCTTTTTATAAGCATCTATCAAATCCTGATTCATTGTTTATATAACTTGCTTGTGATTCTTCTAATAAATATACTTCTTTTTCTTTTTTCTTTTTAGTCCATAGTGTTGTGTCTGGACAATTTAGTTTCTCTAGCTCTGGTAAATTCATATTGTTTAACCAAAATATATACATACCTTTCGGATCAAACACTAAATATAATTTGTGTATTTGTTTTGGTAATCCTAATAGTCTTTCATATTTACCTTTCTCTAATAATTTTGTTTCATAATATTTATGTCTAAACTTCATTTCTATTACGCATTCTTTTTTCTTAGGGGTTAAACCTTTTGCATCAAAATATTCATAATCTTCACCACACCAGGTAAGGTTCCAACCATCTAAATTTAATATATTAACTACCGTTTGTTCCCATTTATGTACTTCTTTTATACCCATTTTTATAAATAACATTTAGCTCATCTACAAACTCTTGTATTCTACCAATAATATGTTCACCCCTACAAGTACATAAACTTTCGTAAGGATGATTAAAATACTTTGCGTGTAGACTTTCGATTAATTTAAGTTCGTTTTTTGCTATTGTGTTATTTTTTACGCCTTTAAATTTAGTCCATTGATCGTAATCAACTTTTATCATTTGTACTTTATCTGTCATCTTTTAATTTGTATTTTATTCCAATCGTCTTTTCTCTTATCACAACCACAGTCTTTGTAGCCGAATAGTTTTGCTATAGCCGTAGCTATTCTTTTACCATAACCAAACGTGATTATGTTAATTATTTTTTCTGCTAGATCCCCTAGTCCAATCGAATTTCTCATATTGTTTTTTTACAAAATCTTTTACTTTTAAATATGTGTTTCTTAAAGATACATAACTTATATTAGTTTCTCTTTGTAGCTCTGATATTTTCTTACCGCCAGACAACAGTTCAAATATTGTAATGTCATACCAAGTAAGTTTCTCTCTATAATCATCTGTAAATTCTTCTAGCTTATTAAAAAGTGTATCTTCATCAATAGTACTTTTTTTACCATACTTAGCTAAAGCTGAACTTAAATCAAAGTTTTCGCTATCAGATGTAATTATTAAATCTTTACGCTTGTTGTTGTGTTGTTTTAATCGTAAACAAGAATGAAAGATAATTTTATAACAATAGAAATAGTTTATATCGTTTTCACCATATCTTAAATCTTTACCCTTCTTTGTTAGATCATCTATTTTAATATACATTTCCGAAACAATATCTTTGCAGTCGTCATCACCGCAGTTAAAAGATTTACATATCCTTAACCAATCTTTATGTTTCTTATATGCTATTTCAAGAATCACGCTTTTCTATTAAATGTAATAAATTTTTATTGTTAATACTAAAACCTACATTGTTAGCTAATGATCTAAACTCTATAGGATTTTCTAACGGTGTAGGTCTACCACCACTATCTATCTCTTTTATTTTTATTATAGCTAAATATGTATTTGTCCAGTATTCTGGGTGATTTGTATACCTGTGTAATATTAGAAAATTATCAGATTTATTTAGAAACTTACCTCCTCCTTCAGCTGATCCTGCACTTGGTGGTTGTATATATCCTTCAAACTTATGTCCGTTAGGGTGTTTGTGTCTTAGTGATTCTGTTACAGCGTGTGTAATTAAATATATAGAACACTTGTTTCGTCTAGTAAACAATCTATAATCTCCCATAACTGCGTAGTCGTATTCGTGACCACCGTATGTTTTCATTAACTCTTTATCTCTTATAAGTGAATTGTATGGATCTATTAATAAAGCGTGGTAATCAAATGTCTTTTTAATTTCTTCTGCTTGTCTTAATAATTCGCTAGATGTATATACTTCTTCTATGTTCACATATCTAAAGTGTTGATGAATCCATTTAATCTTTTCTTTCCATACCTTATCTGGTATTTTATTAAATGGTAACCCAACTAAAAATTCACATAGCTTTTTACTTATACTACTAGGTTCATTCTCTGCTGAATATATTAAGTATTTAAGATTATACTTAACAGCATATAATAAAAGTAAATAAAGTAATGTGGTTGTTTTACCAGTTGATGCGTGTCCAAGTACTACATTAAAGTTACTAAACTTAAATCTCCAGTACTCATCTATCTCTGGTATTCCAAGTCGTAGACCTTCCTTAATCTTACCATTACGAATGTCATTCAGTCTACTAACTTGAGAACTTAAAGAAACTGTATTAGAATGGGAGTCCGTCATCGTCATTTGTGTTTCGATCAGGACTGTGTTCCTTACTAGTTATTTCTTTATAATTATTGCTTTCTAATTTGCTGTATGGTTTACCAGCTTTGCTTATCATAGTAATAAACTTTAGATACCCTTCATTTTCTTTAATATGTTTTTGTATATCGGGATCCTCTAACTGTTGTTTAAACTTCTCTACGTTAAGACTATTCTTAGAAACTATATAGTCTTTATCATTTGTGTATGTATAAAGTCCGTTTATAAATACTGTATCGCTATTTTGTGCCATTGTTTTGTGGTTTAGTTGTTAGTAAATTATAGTATGCTATTGTTACTTGTCCTATAGAACTTAGTAATTCGCTTTGCGCTTTCGCTCTATTTTCACCTTCTAGTGATAAAGTTTTTTGCCAAGCATCACTAGTTACAGTTTCGAAACCTAACTTAGATGCAACTGATAATGCTATACTTTGTTGCTGTGTTAAAGATTCTGTACTAGTACTTGTGTTTGTAGGTTGATTATTTTCTACTTTTTTCATTTGTTTACCGTTTTGAATTATTTTTTTGTTTACCATTCTTTCGTTCAAAAGGTACGTAACATTGTCACCTTTTGCAAATGGGTACGGTTTATTAGATGGATAGTTAAATACTGGTATATCACCATTCTTTAGTGATACTTTATATTCTTTCATTTCTGTTCCATCTTTACCAGACCAAGTTTTACCTTCTTCGATCCAGTCTATAGTTGATTGTCTGTTTTGATTTTGTGCTAAACTCATTATGTATTTATTAAGTTAAATTTATCTGCGTATGCTAGAAGTTCTTCTAGTCTTTTGTTTTTTTGTTTTTCCTTAGATAACTCTTTTTGTAGAGATTCTATTTGTAGTCGTTGCCATTTTAATTGGTCATTCACAAAGCCATTAGCTTGTGTTTTTATAATATTTAAATCGTTTTGTGTGTACATTTTTATAATTGTTTCCTCAAAGTTATCAAATTTTTTTTATAAAACAAATGTTTTTCTTCTAATTCGTAATTTTGTATTTTAATTGTTTGTTTAGATAATAGCATTAATTCATCTGCCGTACCCTTACCGTGTATTTCATCTATACGTTTTCCATAATTATACGCATCACCTGCAAGCCAATTATTACAGTATGCACATTGGGGGTAAACATTACGTTCATCATACCTAGTTACTAAAAATCTCCTACTAACAAAATGACCAGCGTGTATTTTTCCACTATTCCATATATGTTTCTTACCACAAGTTATACAAGTACAATACCCATTTTTGTCAGCGTGTTTTCTTCGTATGTATTCGCTAAATATCCGATCAATTTTTTTGATTAATTTTTGTCGCATTTTGTAAATATAAAAATTTTATTATATTTTATACAGTACTATATTGTATAAGTTTATAATGTATATTATAATAATGTATGTACTATATTGTACTAGAGCTTTCTTATTTTTTCTAGACCACGTGATCCAAAATATGCTCCATAAACTAAAAGAAGTAATTGATTTATAATAGTAAGATCATAGTTTAAAAAAAACCCCGTAGCATATACTAAAGTTAAAAATACTAACGATATAGGTCTTACGTTTTTACTAAGCCACGAATCAGATAGTGAATCAGCTTCCCATCTACGAGTAACTGCATCCATCTCCTCTAACTCAATCTCAAGCATTCTAAGAGCAGTTTCTTTATCGGGCTGGGGTAAACTATCATCTTTAATGATTAAGTTCTTTAAAACGCCTAATACGCCTTGATCAGGTATTGTCTCCGCTAGACTCTGAAACACCCCCGACTTCCCTAGTAGGAACTGACCTAGTTTCGTCTCTTTGAACTTTTTTCTTTTTTTGCTCATACTTTACTTTTTTAGGTTTTTCTACTTTAGGTTCTTTAAACTCTATAAGACCTAAATTTGTATTGCGATATACTAAACCTCTATTTAAACCCTCTACATAACTACAATGTACCCAACTTGGACTATCATCATTATATTCCCATATCAATACATCAAACTTTAAATTGTCTTTTATGTAATAAAATATAGCTCTATTAGATACATCAGTACCATCGTTGTCTAGATCTATAGCTTGACCAGTTATGTGTTTACTGTTTTTGCTACCACCTACTAAACTATTTAATCTTTCACATCTATACATACTACTTACATATATTGGTTTTTTAAAGTGATCACGTATAGGTTGAAATATCTTTTCTGCTGTTAGTTTTAAGTTGTCTATTATAATACCGCTAGGTGTATTGTCTAGTCTTTTACGTTTTGCAGTTTCAGATCTTATAGCTTCTGCTAATGTTAAATTTTGTGATAGTTTCATTTTAATAATATTTATTCATAAACCACTTTAGGAATACTGTTGCCCAAAACATAGTTAATAATAACCATACTGTTGAGTAAATAATATAAGGTACTTGAAGCCAAAAAGCATCTTTAATACCTTCCCAAATTTTATTTAAAAAGTTTTTCATAATATTTATTTTTAATAAAGTTAATTATTTTTTATTTAATAGCTGATGTATTTTTATCAGCGTATAGATAGTCGTTACAACTATTAACAATCCTTGTAATACGGAATTAACTTCTGATATTGTCATTATTAATGTAAATATCCCTAAGATTGTTGGTTCAAATCCATTCATTTTATTATTCTATTGTAAGTTCAACTATTTTCCATTCTTGGTTTTCTTCGTCCCAAGTATATATTTTTTCAGGTGATGCGTCTTCAGGGTATGGTACTGGTGCTTCCCATATATAATCTTCATTTAGACTCCAACTTGGATATGGTTGTGGTGCATAAAAAGCATTATTATCGGGATCCCAAGTATATCCAACTCCTGCAAAATTATATCTAATATTTCCATTATAAGATGTTTGTACCCAATTCCTGTGACCAAATAATCCCTCACAAAAATCTATACCTTTAAATTCTAATTCTTGACCATCAACTGTTATTTCGTTGTTATGTACAACAATTACTCTTGTTACTATGTTATTTTCATTTAATTCTGCAAAATGTGCCATTTTAATCTATTTTAATTTTAACTATGTACGTATGTACCACTACCTGTAAATTTTATTATTGTATCACTACCTGATGTTGTTACTGTAGGACTTCCTGTTGTTGTTCCTGAATATTCAGATGTTAGTAATCTTAATATTACAACTCCTGAACCTCCAGCTTTTCCTACCGATGTACAATCTCCACCTGCAAATCCTCCACCTCCTCCACCAGTGTTAGCAGTACCAGCAGTATTTACATTTGGACAAGATGTTCCCTGTCCACCACCACCAGCACCTCCTGGTAAAGATGCACCTGAACCTGAACTTTGTCCTGCACCCCCACCACCAGCATAAGTTACAGAACTTCCTGTTATTGAAACTGCAAGACCATCTCCACCGTGACCTTGTGCATTTGTATTACCTGCTTCAGAAGCACCCCCACCTCCTCCACCAGGATAAGTACCACTTGCAAGACCATCACCACCAGCATATCCTTGATTGGCTGTTCCTGCACCACCATCTTCTGAATACGAAGCACCTCCCCCTGAACCACCAGGAGAACCATCTAAATTACCTGTTTGCCCTGCACCTCCTCCTCCTCCTAAAGATGTAATAGTTGTTAAACCTGAAGCAGCTATTGATGAATCACCACCATTCGCACCTCTATAATTTCCACTTAAATCTGTTTCAGGAGCACCTGCACCAATTGTAATTGTATAAGTTCCTGCTGCTAAAGTTATATCGCTTTCAGAACTTGAACCACCACCTGAAGTAGGACCATAAGATGTACGAAGTCCTCCTGCACCACCCCCACCTGAATTTGAACTTCTACCTCCAGCACCACCTCCTGCTATAACAAGGAAATCCATATATTGAGCTGTTTGTCCGTGATTATATGTGCCTGAACCTGTATATTTTAATATTGTATCGTCACCACTTGTTGTAACTGTTGGTGAACCTGTAGTATATCCTGTTGTATAAGCAGCAGTTGGTAATCTAAACACAACCACTCCTGATCCACCACTCATTCCTGCTCCACCACCTCCTCCGTAGTTAGTTGTACCATTAGTACCATTAGCTGTTTCTCCACCATTCCACGCTGTACCTTCACCACCTCCACCAGTTCCAGCAACTCCTTTTGGGCTTGATTGGGCTCCATTACCACCACCTCCACCTCCTGCTCTCGTTATTGAAGATCCTGTAATAGATGAAGCAAGACCATTACCTCCTGCTCCAGGATTTCCAGCTCCTGATTGAGTAGCAGAACCTCCTGCAACACCAGCACCACCTCCTCCAGCACCATAATAATAACTACCTGATCCATATCCTGAAGCTCCCCCTGCAGTCCCTTGGGTTTTACCATCGCTTGTTGCTACTGACGTTCCTGCACTATTAGTACCACTACTATCAGTTTGACCACCACCTGATCCTCCATTTTGTGTTGATTGTGCTGTATTGTTTGGCCACCTTACACCTTCTCCTCCACCGTTAGCAATTATACTATCAATTGAAGAATTACCTCCAGCTGTACCAGCACTTCTGTTTCCAGCAGTTCCACCTGCTCCTACTGTAATAGTATAAGTTGTTCCGTCTTCTAAAGTTATTTTATCTTCTGTACTACTTACACCACCACTTGATTCGGTAGAATAAGAATTCCTATATCCCCCTGCACCACCACCACCATAACGTGCACCACCACCACCACCTGCAATGATAAGAAAATCTGCTACTACTTCAGCTGCTGCTAATAAACCAAAATTTATACCTTGTCCAAACATTTTAACTTGCTATTTGACTAATACTATACCAAAATTCTGTAGCACTTACACAAGTAATTTGATATAAATTTTTTTTAGAACTTGTATCATCATAAGTACCTGCTATTTTATTAAATGTTCCACTAGATCCACCTACTGTCCAAGTATCTGCTGTATAGCTTCCACCTGCTCCTGTTACTATTAGTGTTTTAGTAACTCCTATTTTAGGGTTTGTTATGTTAAATGTTGTATTAGCGTTAGGTGTTAGCGTAAATACTTGTGCTGCGTCAAAATCTACTGCAACTGTTGCACCTGCACTTAACGCACTACTTGTTGTAAACTCTGCGTCTACTTTTTCAAAACTT